GCCCTCTCATTGTTTTATCTTCTTCTTGCCATACTAACCGATCGATATCACCCCGAGTAATACCGATGTCTGAAAGCTCTTTATCTGTTAGTCGGTTTAATTGCTTAATAGTATCACGATGTTCTCTCCAAGTAGTTAAGTAATTAAAGTACCGCTTAAACCAGTTTTGTTTAATCCATTTGATCATCTATGTCTAACCTTTTCTGTATACTAAGTGCTGCTGAAACTAGTATATCAACAACAATTTTTTCATCTTCAACTGTAGAGGATAAAGAAACACTTCCATCTTCTTCTAAGGCCAATATTACTGCGCCGTGTTCAAAAACATCTTCACAGGCATCTAAAACATAATTGTGGTCATAGTAAGAGTCTTTTTCTTTTGTAACTTCAATCCTCTTTGTAATATCAATTATATCTGCCATTAAAAGGGCAACCAGCCTAGGTAATTAAGAATAAAAAGGCCAATCCAAACTTTAAGGGTGAGGGCTATAAAGCCACCGATGACACCACCTAAAATATAAAAAAATTTAGCGTCCGTCTTATTTTCCATTGATTTCTCTCATAATAGTTTTACGTTTTTCTTCAGAATATGTTAACCACATTCTAATATCGTCTTGGTGTCTGCCACAACCTGTGCAGCAGACTCCCCTAATTTTACACTCTTGAATACAAGGTGAGCTCACTTGTTCTTTATCGTCAGCTAACCTAACTTTCCACCAGTCATTAGATCTCACAACCACCCGCCGTACAAGCTAAGGTCTGTGAACCTTCTGTTGTGTCTTCAAACTCATACTCTGAAAGTTTATCAAAGTCTACCTTCGGCATAGCAGCTACAGCAGCAAAGTATTCTACTTTAGTACAGGGCTGGTAAGGTGCTTGTGCGTAGGTATGTTCAGAGTAAGGTAAGAAACTTACACCAGTGATATAATCGAAGTTTTCATAAACCCAAGCACCAACTTCCATCCACTCGTTTTCCTTAACATAAACAGTAACAGACACTGAGTGTTCTGACCAATGCTTTTGAAAGATCTTCCAGTTTTCAAGTTGTTCAATGGCTGTTTGTTCATTAGCTAAAGTAGCACCTTCAGGTGACTTGATTGGAAAAGAAAAGATAGTTGTCTTATTAGGGTTCATAGCGTCTGGTTCGTTAGGTACTCCTTGATCCTTTAACAAGTCTGTTAGGGGGTCATTGTTGGCTTGCCGAACAGTTCGAATGTAATAGGGGCTAAAACGCCCATGAATACCAGAGCTACTATCAACCAACTGACTGACTGTGCCAGAAGGCTTAATTGTAGTGATAGCGGCAGCGGGGTTAATTCCGAGTTTCTGGGAGTATTCGATATTAATTTGATGGGCGGCATCTCTTAGTCTTTCTAACATCTTTGGATCGGGGTTGCGTAAAATCTTACAGTCTTGAATGCCTGTTAAAGATACACCCAGTAGGCGCTCATCTTCACAGTTCTTTTGCCACACCTTACGGACATACTTAAAGTCTGTAAGAGAAGCCTGAAGTGTACCAAGGATAGTGGCTAGTTTAATCTTACGAGCCAAGTCAGCTTCTGTATCCTCAACACGACAGACAACCTCTGACAAGTTACAGAGCTGTCCAGAGCGCAGTTGGATCTCTGCGCAAGGGTTAGTACCTACAATAAGGTCTCGATCACGGCGTTCTGGAGCCAAGGCTCTAGCACCATAACGAGAGTAAATACCACGCTCACCAGAGCCTGACTTCATTAGTGATACCCACTCATCCATAAATACAGCCATAGAGGGTTTCTGGTCATAAGCTGCAGAGTTGTTAGCCAAGGCCCGTTGTGTAGCAGTTTCCCACCAACGACCGGACTTACAATCTCGTACTTCAGGATCACCAAGGTCTGATACTGAGATAAGTGCAGAGCGGCGTACACCACCAACTACAACTACTTCAGCAATCTTACAGACAATATCGTGTACTTCTAGTGGTGTAAGTTTACGACCAGCAGCTTTTTTAAATACTTTAGTAACAAAGGCAAACAGGTCTTTAAGTGGTTCTGGGCCGGAGGCACGACCCCCCATGGTCTTTAGTCTTGCACCTTCTGGACGAATTTTAGAGTAGTCCCACTGGTGTTCATTGCCAAGATACAAGTCAGCAATTAGTTTACGGAGGCCTTTAGCCCAGCCTTCAGCACTATCTTCAATAGAGATAGTACGTTCTGTTTCAATGAAGTTATCGTTAATAATTGGTAGTTTGTTTACAGAGGCGGCTTCAGCAGAAAAACCAACGCCAGTACCTGACATCAAGATATAGAGGATCTCGTCAAATACCCGTGGATGGTCTACTGCGGTAAAGCTACAGTTATAGCCTCGAAAATGATTCTTTGATAGCGCATCGCCAGCAGACCACATAGACCGCATTGATGGCATTACTTCACGATTATAGACAGCATCGTGAAGCATTTGGTATTCTTCATCAGTAATAACATTATTACTAACTTCGTTTTTCCAAAAACTTACAAGTCTATCTACTGTTTCGTCCCACGTTTCACGACGACCTTTGTCATCTAGAAAACGTGAGTAACGGCTCATATGGATAAATTGTTCGTAAGGTTGCATTAAGGTATTCCTTTATTTTTGTTTATTAAGTTCTTCGTTTAACTCTTTGATCATTTTCTTTTTAGAAAAACGTTTATCTAAGTCAATACCATAGGTATTAATTGAATACTCATCTAATTCATCTTTATTCATAGCTTCAAGGTCTTCTTGAATCATTTCCTCAATAACTAGTTCAACTTCCTCTTCTACAACCATAGGCTCAATAGGAGTGTTACTCCAAAGAGACTTTAGTTTGCTAATTTCATTACTTGTAAATTTCTTAAGAATATCAGCTTGACCCATAAAGCTATTTAAGTGTTCTTGACTCTTAATTGCTTGTTTTAAGAAGTTTTCATAGTAGTGTTGTAGCTTATCTGACATTAGTGTAGCTCCCTTTTATTTCCGTTTAAATTATTGAAGAAGCTATCAGCATAAAAATATATTACATCCTGCTCTGCCTCTTCCATTTCATTTATTTCCTCTACTAGCCCTTGTAAGTATTCTTGTACAAAGGGGTTCATATCAGATATGTCATCATCTTTATCAAGTAATTGATAAACAATAGACATCAATACTAAATTTTGTTCTTTCTCTAGTATCATACTCTCATAACACCCTCTGATAGATTTTCAAACTCATCTGAACCCTTCTTAAGTCTACCTGTGTCAAAATTATAAAATAGACTTCCAGATGGTCCAGTTAAACCTGTATAGCGACACTTGAGAACTTTGGTTTTAATCGTATTTCTTTCCTCTTCAGTACTAGCACCTACATTTCTAGCAAAGGCAATGATATCCATCGAGATCTGTTTAATAGAGCCAGAACCCCGGATATCATCCATTGATGGTAGCTTGCCTTCTTCAAAGCTTTTGCCTTTATTATCTGTCTTTCTTAGGTGGCTAATAAGACCAATCCATACTTCATACTTCTTTACTAATCTCAGAAGATCATTCATAATTTTATCGATAGCCTCATTACCAGTAAGTCCTTCAGCACCTTCAGATGCGAGGATGGTAATGTGGTCAACGAATAAATACTTACAACCACTGAGGCACATATATTCGAGAAAGC